TACTTAGTCTAATGAAATATTTTAATAAAACATACTTTGTTTATTCTGATTTACCATATATCATCTTATATCCAGAGTTATACAAAACAAGATTAGAACAGGTTAAATTAAACAATACTTTAGAAAATATCAACACTAATTTTACAAAAAACAAATTCAATGTAATAAAAAAATATAATTCACAAATAACTTATGTGGCTAATCCATCTCAAGTAGATGAAGATTTAATTCAACAACTTATAGTTAAAGAAAAATTATGGAAGGCTTCAAGATTAGACCATGCTAAAACTTTTTGGGATAAGGCTGCAAAAGATCCAGATGTGAGATATAAATATATTGCGGATGAGTGGGCACTTACTGAAACATTTTTAAATCTTATAGAAAATAATAATAATTCTTGGAACAATGTTTTAGAAATTGGATCTGGAATAGGAAGACTTATAGTTCCTTTAGCAGACAAATATCCTGAATGTAATTTTTACGGAATAGATATTTCTGATGAAATGATAAAAATTGCACCCACAAGAAATAATATAAAGTATCAAGAACTTACAGACAACCTTGACTTAGTGTATTCAATGCTGGTTTTTCAACATATTGAGCATCAAGAAAAAATTGATTATATTAAACTTGCTTACGAAAAATTAAAAATTGGTGGTAATATATTTTTTCAGTTTGTTATTGGCGAAGACAACGCTCCATACTCTTATCAAACATCAAAAGTTAAGATTAGCAAAATGTTAAATGATGCTGGATTCAACAATTTAATCTTTACAAATCATATGCATCCTGAATGGATGTTTGTCAGGTCTACAAAATGATAAACGCATATCTTTACTCAGTTAAACAAGAAGACTGTGCTGCCGATAAATGGGATTACGGTTTATTAAAACAATTTTTTAATAAAAACAATATTAAACCAGACAGAGTAACAACTTTGCCCAATGTAGATAGAGCCTTTGTTGTTATTCCTGGACCACAAAATGTAGATTTTGAAGACCAAATATCTGAAGAGTTAAGTAAGATAGGCAGGGTAGTTTTATTTATTACTGGAGATGAAAGCGCTACCTTTAAGGTTGATAAGATAGAACATAGTAATATTGAGATTTGGATTCAATACCCGCACAGAAAACATTCACAATATAATAAATTAGCGTTAGGTGTTCCACAACATCTATCAAATAATTTACCAGAGTATCAAGATAAATCTTATGATGTATTTTTTTCAGGACAAATAACCCATCAAAGAAGGCAAGAACTTGCAACGGTTATGCCTAACATACCAAACTCTTTTTATAATCCAACTAATGGATTTGCGGAAGGATTAAGTCCAAAATTATATTATGATAAAATGTTTTTATCAAAGATTGTTCCTTGCCCTAGTGGAGCAATGGTTATTGATTCATTTAGATTCTATGAAGCAATTGAAATGCTTTGTTTGCCCATAGGAGATAAGTTAGATTCAAAAATGCAAAATACAGATTTTTTTAATTTTTTATTTCAAGGTGAGCACTCAATAAATACTTTTGAAAATTGGCAAAACTTACCCAATTTATTACCTGAATTATTAAATAACTATATATCTGAAATGCATCAAGTAGTTTGCTGGTGGATTAAATATAAAAGAGATTTGTTTAATGAATTAATGAGGCAAGTAAATGCATAAAAGAGATATAACAATTGTCATGGCTACCTCTGTAATTACAGATCATCCAAGTACAAAAATAATAGATCAAACTATTAGTGATATTCGTGTTCATTTTCCAGATAACGAAATTATTATGCAAATAGATGGTCTTAGAGAAGAACAACAAGATCGTAAAAAAGATTACGATGAATATAAAAATCGCCTTCTGTGGAAATGCTTGCATGAAGATAAAAACATTCTACCTTTTATATTTAAAGAGCATAGCCATCAAACCAATATGATGCGTCAAACAATTACTGAAGTTAAAACACCGCTATTGCTTTATGTTGAAGGAGATGCCCCCCTAACTCCAGACACACCAATAGACTGGGATAAGTGCTTGGATATGTTTGAATACAATAAAGCAAACACTATTCGTTTTCATTATGAATCATTTATACCAAAAGATCACGAACACCTGATGTTTGGCTTAGAAGATGGTTTTATGAAAACCATACAATGGAGTCAGCGACCACACCTAAGTAGAAAAAAATATTATAAAGATATTGTTCTTCCAAGGTGTAAGGATAAATTTTTTATAGAGGATACATTTCATGGAGCAATTCAAGATGATATATCTCCATATGAGGTATTTAATCAAGAAGGTTGGGAGATGCATAAACTTTGGATTTATCATCCCGAAGGAAGCATTAAGCGTTCTTATCATCTAGATGGTCGTCAAGGCACAAGAAAGTATACTTCTGATGATGTAACTTGGGGGTATAAAGAATGAGACTAGGAATCATAGCAAGATCAGATAATACTGGCCTTGGTAATCAAACTAAAGAGTTAGTTAATATGCTTAACCCTGATAAGATTCTTTTAATTGACTCTACACCGTTTAATAACAATAAGCAACATCCACACTGGTATGACCAATACAGTTGCATTAGGACACAGGGGTTTCCTTCTGTTCAACAGATAAAAATGTTTTTAGGAGATGTAGATGTTGTATTAAGTTGTGAAACTTTTTATGACCAAAATTTTGTAAGGTTTGCAAATAGGCGTGGTGTAAAAACCATTCTTCAATATAACTATGAATTGTTTGGTCACTTGTCAAACCCAGAACTACCATTACCAACTGTATTGCTATCGCCTAGTTTATGGCAAATTGAAACAATTCAAAGTATGTTTGGAGATAGAACAAAAGTAATTCATCTTCCGCCACCAACTAATCCTGAGTTATTTACAAATGTAAAAAATAATAACATTTCTAAATCACATAATAGACTATTACACATTGCTGGTAAGAAAGCAGCCAAAGATAGAAACGGCACTGAAACTGTAATAAATATGTTAAAACATTCTAAGGCTGACTATGAATTAGTTATTAGAAGTCAAAGTGAAATAGTAACTAATGTAACAGACTCAAGGCTAAAGATTGAAATTGGCAATCCAGAAAACAGGGAAGATCTATATAACGGCTTTGACGCTATGGTATTACCAAGACGATATGCAGGACTATGTTTACCAATGAATGAGGCTTTGCTTTCTGGTCTTCCCGTTTTTATGACAAATATTTCACCGAACAATCAGATCTTGCCACAAGATTGGTTAGTTGATTCAGAGTCTATAGGAAGCATTAGAACAAAGGTTAGAATTAATTTGTTTGAAGCAAATAATGTCTTGTTAGCACAAACAATTGATAAGTATATGTCTATTAATGATAAAACTAATTATAAAGAACAGGCTTACGGGTTAGGGTTTAATAACTTTGCACCAACAATATTAAAAGACAAATACCTAGAAGTTATTGCTCAAATCTAGTTTTTTTATTAAACTTGTCTTTAAGTATTTTATTAAATATAATATTAAATGAACTGTCTGCACTAGACAAATATGTATGATCATCTATGTTTAAATTATAAGACTTAAGAACAAGTGGTCCAGAATTGTAAACTTTTACGTCTTTCATTTGTGTGCCACCAACATTAAACTTGTTTCCGTATATGGATCTCCATAGAAATTGATCTAAAAGTTCTAAGACTATCTTTAGTTTTTCTTTTTCCATAATCATTGGAACGTGAAGTTCATAGTCTAGTGGATTCTCAAATCCCAACGCTTTAAGTTTTTTATATGTTCCTGAAAGTTTTCTGGTGTATTGAGAATTGCCATTTAATTTTTGGTATAAGTTTATTTTATCTAGCAGAAAGCCACTATGAAAATTTTCTATCCTATCTATTTTTTTAATGATATAAAAGTCATCATTCATTAAAATAAAAGATTCTGATATTTCTTGTGAAAAACAAATTGTTTCTAAATTTTTTACAGCATTTTTATATTTTGATTCTTTTTGTTCTACTTTTATGTAATTGCCTACATACCAATCAGGCTTACCGCCAACAACCCATATGTTTGCTTCTGGAAAACTTTCAACGACAGATCTAATTGAATACTTTAGTTCTTCGTTTATTCCATCTTTACATATATATACAAAGTCCATACTTCTCCATTATAAAAATTAAGAAAGGCGAATCTATTTTAGTAAATTCGCCTCTCCTAATTAACTAACTACTTCTTTTTAGCAGCAGCCTTTTTCTTTGCTGGAGCCTTCTTAGCAGGTACAATCTTGCTAAGTGCATCCGAAACGGCACCTGTATCTGGCAATACGCCAAATGCTTTGTCGTTAGGATTGAGTGCTCTCAATGCGACTGGTGCTAAAGCAGCAACTAGTGCAGCCCAAAGATCTTTTGGATCTGTTACGCCAGCCATGTAAAGTGCAATTACTGAACCAAGGACAGATCGTCCGTATGATGCAAGCATTGCCTTTGCCTTATCGTTTAATAAGTTATTCATTATTCCTCCTAGGATATAACCTGTGTTAGTGTTTTATAGCCAATCCATAAACCAATAATTCCTGCGACTCCCGCAAAAACTGGTGGTGCTGGTACTGGCAATTTGAATGCTGCGAACACAATACCGCATCCAAAACCTGTGATAATTGATAACAAAACATCTTTCATTTTATTTTTTCCTTTGATCTATTTCTGGTAAAAGCGCTAAAAGTTTGTCAGAGTAGTTATCCAAACCTTTTACCTTTAACTCATCTGAAACCTCTTTAATGGTTTGCTGTGACTTTTCAATATATTCAAATGCCCAGTCTCTAGAGTCGGATAGGAATTTTATAAAATTTTCTTTATGTAATGTATCGTCAGACATGTTAATACCACTGTTGGCTTGAGAGTTTAACTCTTCAAGTGCCCTGTTTTTTATAAAAAGTTCAGCCAACAATAAGTTAGATTTTTTTAGTTTACTAAGCGTTGCCAAATACGATAGCCCAAAGGAAAAGGAGAGAGTAGCAAAAAATACCAGAAATATCATTTCCATACTATCTATTGTACCCTATTCTGAACAGCATTAAAAGTCATCTTCTTCAATGTCAAATAAATCTAATTCTGATAACTGACTAAGCCTTGAAGCAAAGAACAAACTAATTGCAACAAGAGCAGATATTATTGATAATGATAATATAATTATTTTCTTTTTCATTTTGTTATTGTTGCTCCACATCTTAAACAGGCATTATAACTTTTTCCAGTAAATGGACATGATCCAGCATCAACGAGGATGTGAGACTTTATCCTACAAATAAAAAATAATGCAATTTGTTTTATCATTTTATTGCCTCTCTGGTTATTAAAACTATAGCGCCACATTCTTCTAAAGCCTTTTTTAATTTTACAACATATTGAAGTGCTGATATTTTATCATCATGCACCATGTGCAAGAATTTTCTTTCATCTAATTTTATTGTAAGAAAGTGCTCGTTGTCAATAATCTCCACGCCAAATCCTTTAGGTGGTGTAATTGAATGCACGGCCATTCTCATAGTATCTGTATACATTATTTATTAAACCAAAGATCACTATCAGAGCAAACATACTTGATAAACTGATTATTACGTTTTGAATATTCTCTGTAGCCTAGTTTTGCAATATTTATATGCCACTCTCTTATCTCTTGTTTAACTTTAAGATTTTTGAAATTTATTATGTCATCTTTACAAGCATTTGCAACATTTTCTGTAATGTCTGTACGAACAATGTGTTTAAATAAAGGAAAAAAATTAGGAAAAGAATAAATTGTAGGACCAAGGTCAGTATAAATAAAGATACCATCTGGTTTTAAGACTCTCTTTACTTCATTAAAAAATAAAGGAAAGTTTTCGTAGTTGTGTGAAGACTCTACGCTAAGAAAAATATCAAAATAATTATCTTCATAGTCTAATTTTTGTGCATCTGAAACCTTAAACTTAATGTCTGAGTTGTTATCAATTTTGCAATATTCTATATTACTTTTATTTAAATCACATGCATGAATTTCTTTAAAATTAAAGTATTTATTAAGTGCTTTTATTCCTCCACCCCTGCCACAACCCACTTCAAGTATTTTTTTATTTTCAAATTTTAAGTTATCAAATAATGATAGATAAAGGCTAATTTGATTTTTAAAATCTTGATCTTCTTCTTTTATAAGATCGTTGGGTGGATAATATCCATGATTCATAAAACTAATTTTTGTTGGCTCAAAAAAATTATTTAAATTAGTAAAAAATATATCTGAATCTCGCATAAGTTACTCCATTGTTAGTGCTTGCCAAGTGGTTGACCAGTCTTGTTTAGTTTTATGTTTATTAAATTCTCTTGAAATTTCTCCGCCTTCTAAATATACTCCACCCCAAACGCCCCACTCTTTACCAGAAACGCCATTAGCAAAGCATATTTTTTTAACTGGACATTGTTTACAAAGTGAGTCAACATTAGCCCTTGAATTTTCTTGATCTTCATATTTATCAAAATAAATATTTGTATCAAGACCTAAACAGATGGCCTCATCTTTCCATATGTGTTGTTTCATTATTCAAAACTTTTTTTCTTATGCATAAATTTTTTATAATACCCAGAAAGAATAGTACCTTTTTCGTGTGATTTTATTTTTGCATATTCTATTAAATGATCTGCTCGTTCAGATTTCCATGAATCTCTTTTAAAAGGAATAATTTGTGCCATAGGTGTTCCTTTTGGTATTACTCCTTCAAAATCTTTTTTTAACCAAAAGGTAAATTTACCAGCCCATGGAACACTGTCATCAACTATTCCACTAACTGTTGTAAATGGTAAATCAAATCTATTTAAAGGATGTGTTATTAAAATGCTATATCCTTTTGGTACTTCAAAACCATAGTGCAAATTCCATGCAAAATGAGTTTCATCATGCCCAATCGGAACTGGAAGATTTTCTTTTATGTCTCTAACAATGACTGGACTTGGACTTGTTTGCCAAAACATAAGTGGTTTTTCATTTTCTATTTTAACAACAATGTCCTGACTTGTGTAAATCATATATCCGTTAGTTAATGAATCTAAAAATGGAACACACGCTTTAAATGAAAGATTATCAAACGGACTATTTTTATTATTTATAGAAAGATCTTGTTCTTTCCACCAGTCTGGTATAAAATTTTTTGCTGGCTTTGGAACTTCAACATACTTTAAATCATCATCGTTTGGTGTAAATGGAATAAATTTTATAATTTTTGACATTATTAATCCTTATACCTATTTGGTATATCCCAACCATTACGACCAGGCTTATAGACTCTATGCAAATACCATTTGTCTTTTATTCTAATTCCCGCAGGAGAAGTTTTTGCCGTATCAGATTCTTTTAAATCAATTACATCCCAAGCATTCCAAATAAGGTTTTCATTTTTACTTACAATTTTTTCCATTGTGTTTAAACTTCTAATAATCATTTTTCTCCTAATATCTAAAAAGACCAACGTCAATGTTGTTTGCTTCTGCACTTAAAACCAATTTTGATTTTGGTTCTTTTGGATTACTTAAAAAAACAAAATAATTAATTTGTTTTATATTTTCATTTAACCATGCAGGTGCGACATTATAAAATTTAATTTTTTTGCCTCTTGCCTTCATTCCACGTTCTGATAAATTAGAGAACTCTGAAACAAAATTATTTATTTTTGATGGACCAGCGGAGTAAATAATAAATTCATTATCTTCATCTTTCATCCCTGATAATGCAACACTCATGGCACGTAGAAATATGTTGTACTGGTTAAACTCTTTCGTTCCCTGCACTGCCACTATCATTTGGTCTCACTCCTTGTTTTAAGTCATCAAGTATTGATAACATATTGTCTAATTCTTTTGTTGACATATTTTCAATATCTAATGGTTTTGCTGTATCTTCATCTATCCTGCCGTTAATAGCATTAGCAGTATAAAAAACATTATCTAATATCCAATATGCTTTATTTTTTTCTATTACTACCTTTAACATGTTTTTTTGAACATGTTTTTGAGATTGAGTAATAAACTTAGGCTTCTCAAACCTTTGTTTTGGAATAACATCTTTAATCATTTCATGAATATTGCTTTGCCGATATTTAATTTTTTTTAAAAATGATATTCTTTTTTTATTTGATATCTTAATTATAGACCAGTAAGCCAGCAATGTCAAGCCTATAACTAATAAATATTCCATTTTATTTAGTCTTTTTAACTGATTCTTTGCTCAAACCTAAAACCATAGAGTTAAGTTTATTAACTTCAAGTTGTAGTTTTAATGACTCTAATTCCACGTCAGATAGTTTTTGCTTATAAAATGATATTAATTGAATTAACTCATCTTTTTCTAAATTATTCATATACCCCCCTATTTTCTTAGATCAAATGCAGTTCCCTGCCAAATTTTTTCTACTTTTTTCTTTTCTCTTTGTGTAATTGCACGGCTCCATGAAAAACCTGCATCTCCACCCCAAGCATCCCACATAATTCTTCCATTAGATGGAAACTCTGGACCATCGTAAAACCCCTTACCTTTTTTATCTACTTCATGACGAGAGAAAAAAGAATACATTCTCTTAACGGTACTAAGAGACATAGCAGATCCATTTACAATATCTGTGGCACGACCCCAACCCACTGGAGTTCCTGCTCCTTTAGCCTTACCGTCTTCTTTCCACTTCAAAGCACGACGGGCAGCAGCCTTCATACCAGATGTAGGTGTGTATGTATCAGCCATTCTTCTTATCCTGTTTTTGTTGTTTAGCAACACGCTTTTCTTTAAGAGTCATCTTTGGCTCTTTCTTTTTATTAGAGTTACCCTTTTGTTCTTTATTTGCCATTAGTTACCCCCGTTTTTGTTTTTGGATATGGACCAAGGTCTGCTTTAACTGTTCCGTCTTTTCTTAAACGAACAACCCTACCATTTTTTATTTGTGTAGGGTTAAATGCTGTTGATTTTTTCTTTGGCATTATTTCTCAAATGTCAAAGGATCAAATGCTCCACCCCAAATACTTTTGGTTGTAGATTTTGATTCTGATTTATATGTTCCGCCACGGCGTTTATATTCTTGAACTACCCAAGAGTTGGCAACGGCAGATGGATAAACATCAAACTTATCTTTTGCTGCTTGTACAACTGTTGCATAAAGTTTTGGATTAGACGGTTCACTTCCACCACTTCTTGGTTTAATAAAATCTTCATACTTTGGCTTTGCTTTTTCCATAGAATCACTTGTTTCGTTTAGTTTAGAAACAGGAACACAATTAGGAACCATGCGTCCACCCTTTTCTTTCATACCACGTTGTTCATATCCAACCCAGCATTTTTTTTCCATGTTATCCCATTTATCTTCATCTTGATTATCTGAGTTATAAGATTTTCCTATTTGAACAGCATACATGTTTTCCATATCAGATTGCGATAACACTGTTGGAATTCCAGTTCCATTTGATCCCATTTCTACTACCATATCAACAGATACAGATAGTGATTCAATCTTTACAACTTCTGACATGCGATGATAGAAAACATATGGCTGTTCGTCCCATGCGCCATCTTCTGCTTTATAGGCACGAACAATAACTGGTTTGTCATCTTCAGCATATTCCATTGAGTATTCAGAACCAGGAAGACCAAGTAAACCAGGATTAGTCATAACATATTCAACACGACCAGCCATGATTTCATTATCCTCATGATGAACAAACATTACGAAATCGCCTTCTACAATATTACTCATGCTTTTATTATATCAGAGTTATTTCTTGCGAGTTAGACGTTTAAGTTCTTCTATAGCCCAAACATCCTGCTTGCGTAGTTT